AATATGTAATGTCGCCGGATCTGTCGAACCCGGCTTTTATGGGGCTAATACATTGCATTGTATTGGTCCTTTTTTTTTGGGGTTAGAGTCTAATTCCGCCACGCATTGATTTTGGATTGGCTGAATTCATTTTTTGTACCCCAGTGTTTTTTTTGAAGATTTTTTTTGAAGTGTTTTTAGAAAGACTACGTCTTTTCATTGTTTTTATCCTTTTTGAAAATGTTAAGGAGTTGTTTTGCTGCGTAGATGATCAGAGTTAGTGCTTTGAAAGCTTTAGTCAAGTCCATATTTGTCCTCTTTTTTGGTCTAGACTAATCGGCAGGTTTTGCCTTTTTTATAGGCCCCGAAGGGCCATCCCTGAACATTGTTTGATTGTTGTGGATTTTATTGTTTTTTGCTTGTTTTTTGCGCTGTGGTGTCAGCGCGGCTACTTACAACAAGGGAGTTAGTAGCCTGCCCACTTAGTGGGCTGTATTTTCTTGAGATTTTGGTCTTACGACTGCTAATGCTTTAAGCATATGCTGTGGTGTTGCAAGAGGTTGAAGAATGCCTGTTGTTTGGTCATATGTGCCAATGTGGTACAGGTCATAGTCTTCTGGGAATTTGCTTATGTTTGAAGCAGGGTCATTTGTTACTTGCATGAAGCTGCGTTCGGCTTCGCCGTGTGTGTTGCCATAGAATGGCACGTTGAAGATTTCTGCTTTGCTGTCGCGGACTGAATAAGCTTGTAGTTTCACTGTCGTTTCCTTTTATGTTTGATCAGGCACGATTGCCTGTGTCGTTTCCTTAATATGAGATTAAGGCGAATTTTGTAAAGGTAATATTTTTTTATTTAATGATCTAGGGAGACCCTGCGGGTCCTCCCTAGTACCCTCTGCTCGGATAAGCGCCCATGGCCCACAGGAAGTGGACCTAGGTTGCGCTGTGTTGCCTGTCGGCGGTTTTTAAAACTATTTAGGTTCTGAAGGTGTTGGGTTTGGATTGATAACTTTTACCGAGATAGGCTCAGGAGCTATCTCTGGAGGGGTTAGTAATCCTAGTTTGACACCTTCGTCATAGTTTTCTGGGTATTGTAAGAACTTAAGAAGTTCTACAGGTGAGTTACCGAATCGAGCACGAATGTCCGAGTCTAAAGAGTCGAACATAGTTTGCGCTTGGGTAACAGTTTGTAGTGCTTCTGATAGATCAGGTATTTGTGAGACGTCAGCATATATGCCTTGTCTGTCTGAATTGAATGGTGAGATGTTAGTTTTTAAGTATTTGCGCATGATGTGATTTGCATCAGCATCTTGTGCGAATTGTTGTTCTGTCATTGAAGGTTCGTCGTTAATAGTTTGTACACGACGTCTGATGATTTTGCCTTCTTTGTTTTTGATGATTGTTATTTTTTGCATGATGTTCCTTTATTTGTTTGGTTTGAAAAATTGCATTTGGCCTTTTGATGAAGGGGCTTTATATGCACGTTTTTCTAAGTTTAGTTTGATTGGTTTTTGTACGGTACCGTAATTTGTTGGAGGTGAGGAATTGATTGATTTAAGATCGTTAATTTTTTTGTTTATCCAATCATATCCTCTGTTTAGAAGATCTGCTTTAGGTACGTCTTTAGATAAGACTTTAGTTTCCATAGTTGTTTTTCCGCGTTGTGCGCGAAGGTTTGCTATTTCTTCTTGTTGTCTATCGACGTTTAATGCCATTTGTTGTTTTGCAATGCTGTTTGCTTGGTAGTCAGCGGCTGATGAAGATAAGCCACTTGCTACGTTTTGCATAGTTGCCATAGAGCCGGAAGGGCTTGAGGCCCCTCCGGTTGATGATAGCAGTGGATTTAATCCGGCTGCTTTTAAGTCTGCCACTTCTCGTTGGTGGGCAGTTGATGACATTCGTTCCTGAAATGCCTGTTGGTCTTGCGAGCTTTTTTTGTTTCCGGCGTTGGCGTCTAATGCACCGCCTATTTGAGCTCCAAGAAGTCCGCCTGCTGGTCCACCAAAATAAGTACCAGCGGCGCCCCCTATAAGGGCACCTCCGCCAGAACCGATTCCGAGAGTTTTCTCTAAATCGAATCCCATATTAGAAGCGTCCTAAAGTTGCTGGTAGACCATAGGTCATCATTGGACGGACGTGACGGTATTGGAACCATAGATCGATAAGGATATCTGGATATGTAGGATCTGGTAGAACCAGAGCGCGGTCAATAGGAGTGTTCGATACGATGAATGTTGAGTTTAGAGCTGGAAGAGAGCCGAATTCTTCGGCTAAGTGCCATACGTCTAAAGACGTTGCGAATGTTGAGCGGAATTGACCTCTGATTTCTGATGGTTTGTATCTGTATTCGGCATAGCGTTCTTGGTATCCAAATACGGATGCGTCTGCGGCTGTGCCTTGTGTATAGATTTCACGGTTATAGATGGCTTGTTCGCCAAGTTCTTGAAGTTTCGGCCAGAAGAAGTCCCAACGAGTTGAACGTGACCACATTTTGTGGAGTCCTTGTTGGTATGTGACGTCTGCACGAGCAGACATTAGGCCGATGACATAACCGTGTTCGACGAAGGATTTAGAGAATCCGACATTGCTGTCGAAGTTAGCATTTGTTGAGAATGCTGCTAAGTTTCCTAGCGGGTTGTCGTCGGTTGTTGTTTCCGATGTTTGAGTTAGTGGATGTTGCGAGAATTTTGTGCTTCCTGATGATAGGAATTCTGGACGTTGAAGTCTGAAGTCAGGGGAAATGACGTTAAAGTGAGCTTTTAGGATCTCGACATAGCGAGTGCCGCCTCTGGCGTCTAATTCTAAAAGGCTTTGGGTCATCATGGCTTGACGTAATTGATTGATTGTAGCGGCTGTAGCGGTCGTTAGATCGGCTATTAAGCCTGAGTTTGCTGGATTGGTTGTTACGCCCATTACTTGGTTGGTTGCGCTAATTGCGCCAGCGGCTGTGCCTACTGTTGCAGCTACTTGAGTTGTAGGAGCTAGATATCCTGTGCCTGTAATTGAGGCAAGGCCGTATTGGTTAGAGCCGTTATATAGGCCTAGAGTTCTTCCGTTTCCGATTACTGGTGCTGATGTGCCTAGTGGAAGTGATACGGCTGCGCCTTTTTGTGGCCAAGGTAGAGCTGAAGTGAAATAATCATGTTTTTTAGCACGTTTACGAAGTGTGTAATCAGTTGAAGCGTCAGGTCCGTCGCCTTTGTTGACGGTAATTGAGTTCTGTAAGTTTTGGTCTCTAAACCATTGGTTGTAGATTAAGTTATATGACCTCAATGGAAGAGCGTTGATAGTGAATGTGTTGATGCCTGTAGGGATGCCCATGTGGTCGAAGATCGAGCCTACTGCGTAGCCAGTGCCCCCAGGATTTGTTATTTGAGGGATTAGGAAATCTGTAGAATCGCCAGGGTTTTCTTGTGCACCGTTGAATTTCTCCCAGTTATTCCATACTAGGCGTGCGGGTACGAAGAAGAAGTGGAAGTCTAAATACATGTTATCCATTAAAGGTTTTACTTGAGGTGCAAGACGGGCGAATGATTTGACTGTTAGGTTACAGGTGTCTCCGGGTAAGATTTCGTCGACGAAACATGGTGTTAGTTCATCGAAGTTGAATGTGTCTTTAGCTGCGAATGAACGATCGAATACCGATCGAGCCATGTTAGCTTGTGGGACAGTTGCGAATGATTTTTGGTTGTGGCGGTTTCCTAAAGACATTGTAAATCTCCTGTGATTTTGTATTTGCGCATTCCTGATTTAAACCAGGTTTGCAAGTGTGGTTGCATAGATGGGTGTTGAAATTGCCATTTCATAGTTTAAGTTTCTCCTGAAGTGTTTTGAACTTCTGTTTGAGTATCGTCATTGATACTTGTTTATTTGTTAATGGGATACCTCCAGTTGCGTCTTCGCAACGTTGAAGGTAGTCGAAAGTGTTTTGTTTTTCTTTTTGTTCTGCGAGTTCTGAAGACTCGGCTTTAAGCGTTGATAGGTATTTTAGGTAATCGTTGAAGTGATTTTTTTTGTACCAGTCGGTGTAATAACGAGGTATTCCAGCTTTTTCTCCGTTGGGTAGTACGATATATCCTTTATTAAACACGTCCGTGTAATACCTTTCGAGCCATCGTTTGCCGATAGCATGCTTAGAAGATGTTTTATGAATTGGATGATAGTCATGATTTTGGTCCTTTCCGTGGGCTAGTTTTTTGGCAGCGTAGCGAGCCACATAGCCAGCACTATCCATAGTAACGGAACCAAATTCGATATTGCCTTTTCCCCAAAGGGTTTGAAGGAAGTCAGATGAGAAAACTTCTTCATCTGTATGAGAAGTGTACTTATGTTTAGCATCTGTAGGGCGATAATTAAAAATAATAGCATGCCAATGTGGTCGTTTAGTTTTGTCACCGTATTCTCCAGTTACCATGAATGATATGTTGAGTTCTTTTTTTAAATCGGGATCTGTGATGTTTTTTGTAACGTCCTTACGGAGGCGTTTCATGAATAGTTGGAAGTCGAGATAGTTTAAACGTCCATCTGCGATGTGGTCGTTATTGTATGTGAGAGTGAGGAAGATGTTGTTTTCGTGGATTTTAGCTTCGTGTATGCAACGGATTGCTTTTTCACGAGCTGTATTGAGACGGCAAGCTAGGCATTTACGGCAAGGGAACGCAAATGTTGCTAGCTCTCGGTCCATTTTTTTGTTAGAATATGTAATGTCGCCGGATCTGTCGAACCCGGCTTTTATGGGGCTAATACATTGCATTGTATTGGTCCTTTTTTTTTGGGGTTAGAGTCTAATTCCGCCACGCATTGATTTTGGATTGGC